TTACTGGAAATATAACACTTGGTAATCCAACAACAGAAATAGCTGGAATGTCAGGGGTATTTATCTTTACGCATAGTGGTGCTGGTAGAACTGTGTCTTTAAGTAGTGACTATGAAACTGCAGGTGCTGCTGGACTTACATTATCAAGCACGGCAGGTGCTGTAGATATAGTTCCTTACTTTGTTAAAGCAACTGGTAGTATTCTTCTTGGCACACCTATGCTTGCATTCTCATAATTAACGGAGTAACAATAATATGTCTTTAACAAATAGTCCTATATGGTTTGGGTCAGGTGCAACAGGTGGTGGTTTCTATGATTATGAAATCAACGATAGCTTACGCTTTAATGACAATGACAGCGCATATCTAAGCCGCACACCATCATCTGCAACAAACAGAACAACGTGGACTTGGAGTGCGTGGGTAAAACGTGGCAACATAAGTCAGTCTTCAAATATGTTTATTGCATATTCTGGGGCAAATGATTTTGAATATATAAGATTTGATAGTGATGACACTATAAGATACACATTTTATGTTAGTGGGTCTCAGCAAAATTTACTTAGTACATCTGGTAAATTCAGAGACACAAGCTCTTGGTATCACATCCTTGTTCAACGGAGTGGCTCAAGTTCTGAGATTTATGTTAACGGTATTCAGCAAGCTTTAAATATTGGAGCAAGAGTTAGCGGAAATGGTTATTTTAACAGCACCAATGCTCATAATATTGGGAGATTTACATCAGGCTCACAGTATTTTGACGGCTATATGACAGAAATTAATTTTATTGACGGTCAAGCCCTAGACCCTACCAGCTTTGGCGAAACTAAGTCAGGCGTATGGATTCCAAAATCTTACGGTGGTTCATACGGTACAAATGGTTTTTATCTTGATTTTTCAGATAACTCAACAGCTACTAATTTAGGTTTAGATAGTTCAGGTAATAGTAATAACTGGTCTGTTAATAATATTGCAACAACTGACCAAATGATTGACACACCTACAAATAACTTTTCTGTAATGAACTCAATTGAGCCTTCTAGTGGGACATCTGTAACGCTTTCAGAAGGTAATCTAAAAGCCGTAGGAACCACAGTAAGCTATTCTGGAGGAATAACATCCACCTTTGAACAATCTTCTGGCAAGTGGTATTGGGAAGTTTATGTAAATAGTGAGGTAACTGCTGGCACCAATTATTATAATTTTGTAGGTGCAGCAACAGGTGAAAGTAATCTTGTTCATACATCTACTAATTCACAAATTCCATCAGTAGTCGCTGGTATAAACGGTTGGTCTTGGGAAGGTGATGGCACAATAAATCTTATTGGCACAGGAACAAAAGCGGTCAGTTCTGTCACTGCCCCCAGTGCTGGTGATGTTCTAGGATTTGCGATAGACCTAGATAATGGCAATGTTTACTTTTACCACAACGGTACTGCACAAAATTCTGGTAGTCCTGTTATTACTGGTGTGTCTGACCTTCTGCATAACCCGATGGTTGGCGTTTACAATGGAAGCACTGTTACATTCAATTTCGGTCAAGACAGCACCTTTGCTGGCGCAACAACCGCTGGCGGCAACGCTGATGGTAACGGCGTGGGTGACTTCAAGTATTCTGTGCCGTCTGGCTACCTTGCCTTGTGTACAGCTAATCTTCCAGAGCCAGTTGTAGGTCCACTTGGTAATTCACTTAGTGATGAGAATTTCAATACTGTGCTTTATAGTGGCACTGGTGCAAACCAAAGCATTACTGGCGTTGGGTTTGAGCCGTCACTCGTCTGGATAAAAAAACGTACTCCCAACGCTGCGGCTCATGCTTTATGGGACAATGTTAGAGGTACTCAAAAATGGCTTATATCAGATGACACTTACGCTGAAATAACAACTACAGATGGCTTAAGCTCATTTGATAGCGATGGATTTACTTTAGGTGCAGACGCTACTTATGGAAGCTGGAATAACGGCGGCACTCAGGTCGCATGGAACTGGAAAGCTGGCACAGCGTTCAGTAATAGCGCAGGAACAAACGGTGCAACAATAGCCTCAAGCGGTTTGGTAAATACGGACGCAGGGTTTTCTATAGTGTCTTACGTTGGCACAGGTGTGGCTGGCACAGTTTATCACGGCCTGTCTAGTACCCCTGAATTTATTACCATAAAAGACAGAGATTATCCTACTGGGAGACCGTGGGGTTCTTACCATTTTAAGTTAAACAACGGTGTAAATCCAGAAGATGAACGCATACAATTGAACGAATCTACCGCTGAAACAGGCGACACGTTTATTTTTAACTCAACTGCGCCAACTTCAAATGTGTTTTCTCTTGGAACTTCCTCTTGGAACAACACCAGTGGCAATGACATAATTGCGTATTGTTTTCACTCTGTTGATGGCTACAGCAAGATAGGCCAATATATAGGAAATAATTCCGTCAATGGACCATTCGTTTACACAGGGTTCAAGCCAGCGTTTATTATTATCAAGTCTGCGGTCACTACTGGTTATTCGTGGTATATGATGGACAGTACACGAACCGCTTACAATGGAAGTCAGGCGTGGTTATCACCTGACCAAGCACTTACAGAAGACACTTCAACTGGTGAGAACGTAGATATTCTTTCTAATGGTTTTAAAATTAGAACAAATTGGACACGATTAAATGACAGCGGCAGTCCAAGATATATCTACATAGCCTTTGCAGAAAACCCATTTAAATATGCTAACGCCAGATAATTTTAGGAGAATATAAAAATGCCTTGGAAATATAATGACAGAGTTATCAGAGCAGGTAGGGCTTGGTCAGATGACAATGGTATACAACATCCTTCTAACTGGATGATTTGGGATGATGCTGAAAAGGTAAGCCGTGGTTTGGTATGGGAAGATGACCCTGTGCCAGTAGATACAAGGTTTTATTGGGATACAGATATTCCTAAAAATTTAGAAGATGAATTACAAATTAATACAGAAACATCTGTAACTATAACAGATGACTTAGGTAATCCAGTATATTCTTTTGGTTTAAAAACACAGTATAAAAATCAAACTAATGAAACTGCCAACTCTTTGCTAACTCCAACTGATTGGATGATTATTGCAAATGCAGAACGTAGTCGTGTTATTCCTACAAGTGTAACTAACTATCGTGCAGCAGTTGTATCTTGTTGTGATGTTATTAAAACAAACATTACTGCTTGTACTTCTATTGGTGAGTTTATTACTTTGTTTGAATCACCTACTTCAGGAACAGGTGAAGACATTGTTATTGAAGGACCTGCACCTATTCATGCATGGCCTGACAGAAGAGAATTTTAAATGGATATGACAAACCTTATTGATATGCTTCTTATGTTTATTGCCGCTGGCTTTGGATGGTGGGCTAATAACACTACCAAAGAAGTTAAGCGTCTTGAGATACTTCTTAATAGAACAAGAGAAGATTATGCAACTCGTGGTGAACTTAAAGAAGATATGAATAGGGTGATGGAAGCTTTGCACAGAGTAGAAGATAAGTTAGACCGTATATTGTCTTCTGACCGTTTATAGTATATAATAAGCACAACAGTTTAATGATAGGAATAAAGATATGCCTTCAACTTATACCAGTAGAATTAGATTAGAAAAACAAGGAGATGGGGAAAATCCAAACTCTTGGGGTGCTATTCTAAATCAAAATGTTATTGACTTGCTTGATGATGCCGTTGGTTCTTACGTAACAGTAGGAACTTCTGGTGCTGCTATGCCTTTAAATACAACCCTTACAACAAACGATGGTACAGGGGATGAGGCACGTGCGGCTACTTTAGAACTTCAAGGAGTTATTGTAAGTGCATCTGCAGTTAATATTGTTTTACCTACCACTTCTAAAACATACGTAGTACATAATAAAATCTATCAAACATCTGCAACAGGAACTGTTAAAATTATTAATACTGGTGCTACTGCCACAGGCTTTACTATTCCAACAAGCACCGTAGGCACTAGTCAAACATTTATGATTACAACAGATGGTACTAATGTTCGTGGTCTTGATACTCAAGGTTTAAATATTCCAACAGGTGGGGGAGCATCACGAACAGTTCTTACAAGTGTTGGTGAGATTGAAACGACAACTGTAGACCCTATTACATCTGTAACCGCAACAGGTAATCTTGTATTTATTGCCAATACAACTACTGTAGACCCTGCTTTATTAGCACTATCAACTACAGATATTCGTTATGTTAATTCAAGTATTGGATATGCTAATACAATAGGTTCTGATAATACTTTTGCAGGTAAGGTTGCAGTAAGTGGTGGATATTCTTACTCACCTATTGTAACTATTGCAGTTTCTGATACAAGTATTGTTGCTATGAATTTAAATTCAGGTAATAACTTTATTGTAAGTGTAGCCGCTGATAGCACACTAAGACAACCAGACAATATTAATGTTGGGCAGCAAGGTCTTATTTATTTTGCACTTACAAGTGCTGCACATACATTATCTTTTGCAAATGATTTTAAATTTAGTAACGGAACAGCCCCTACAAATACTGCAACAACCGCTGTTGATGTAATGGCTTACAGTGTTAGAAATGTTTCTGTTACTGCAAGTGTTACAACTGCAGTTATTGATTGTGCTTACATAAAAAATATGACAAGGTAGATATTAGATGGCTTCTACAACAGGTAGACTTTCTAAGCTTGAGTTTCTTCCGGGGTTTCATAGGGAATCTACGCAATATGCTGAAGATGGAAAGTGGTATGACGGTAATCGTGTACGCTTTCGTGAAGGAAAGCCAGAAAACTTTCGTGGTTATGAGAAAGCTTTTCAAGCTACTTACTATGGAATTGCTCGTGACATTTTAACATGGTCAGATAATGATACTAAAAAGTTAATATCTTTTGGTACTGAAAAATATTTATATGTAGTATTATCAAATGAACTTTATGATAGTACACCTTTTGTTTCTGCGGCCACTTTAACAAGTGTAATGAGTACACAAATTAACTCTCCTCTTGTAAGTATAAGTATAACAAATCACGGTGTGTCTGTCAATGACAGAATTTTTATTAGTTCTGCAACTACTATTGGTAATAGTGGTATTTTATTATCAGGTGAATATTCTGTTGTTTCAACCAATGGTATTAATAACTTTACAATATCTGCTACCACTTCGGCAGTTGCTACATATGTAGATGGTGGTACTGCAGATATTAATTTTATTCTTCCTATTGAAAATACTGTACCTATTCAAGGAACTGGTTATGGTGCATCTAGGTATAACGCAGGTGTGTCTACCACTGGAGCAAGAGCATGGAACCAACCAGCCGCCGCTGGTGCCATTACTTTCCAAAGTTCTCAATGGACTTTAGATAATTGGGGTGAGGATTTAGTAGCCTGTAGACGTGGCGGTAAAATATTTTATCTTAATGTAGATGCATCTATTACGCCTGAAAGAGCCGTTGTTGTTTCGGCAGCCCCTTCCATAAATAATTATATTCGTGTGTCTCCTAATGATAGACATCTTATTTCGTATGGTTCACAAGAATTTGGAACATCTGAATATAATCCATTACTTGTTCGTTGGTCAGACCAAGAAAACTTTAATAACTGGACACCTTCTATTTCTTCTACATCTGGTGAAGTAATTCTTGCAGGTGGTACAGAAATCAGAGGAGCAATCCGTTCACGAAATGCTATCTTTGTTTGGACAGATAGTTCAATGTATACACAGCAATTTGTAGGACCGCCTTTTGTATTTAACTTTCAACAGGTAGGTACTAACTGTGGTTTGATTGCACCTCATGCAGCTATTGATGTTGATGGCATTGCTTATTGGATGGGTGAAAATAACTTCTATGCTTTTGATGGACGTGTAAGAAATCTTCCATGTACTGTACGTAGATATTTATATGATAGCTTTAATGAAGTAAATAAAGATAAAGTATTTGCAGGTATTAACTCAGAGTTTAATGAAATTATCTGGTTATATCCTGACCAAAATTCTACTGAACCTAATAGTTATATTATTTTTAATTATAAAGAAAACACTTGGGCGTTTGGTAGTTCATTCTATTCTACTTTTTCAGACCATAGTATTTTTGAAGATACAATAGGTACAGGTAAGGTATCCGCAACTGCAAATAATTACGTATGGAATAATGAACCTAAAAATGTATATACAGGTGACGGTAAAATATTATCGTCTTACTTAGAATCTGCCGAATTTGATATTGAAGATGGTAATAGTCTTTTGTTTATTGACCGTATTATTCCAGACTATACTATTACAAACAATGGTAATATTCAATTAACACTGCAGTTCCAAGAATATCCTAACAGTCCTGTCATAACTAAAGGACCTTATACTATTCAACAGACTACTAAGAAAGTAGACCTACGTGGTAGAGGTAGACAAGCAAAAATTATTGTGTCTGCAAACTCTGATAGTTCATGGCGTTGGGGTTCGGTACGTGCTAACATTCAACCAGACGGTATGAGATAATGGCTAACTATCCTAAACTACCTTCTTATACATTAGCTTCTACTTTAACACCTGAAGAGCTATATGTTGAAATTAGACAGTTTGCTGATTTATTAGGGTATGAACTAGACACAAGAGATAAGCAGGTAGATTCTGCACCTGCTAAAAATATATATACAGTGGTAACTGTGGCAGATATTGGAAGACCTAAGAATGGTGACGTTGCTTTTTCTTCAGGAGAAGGTAAGTTTAAAGGTTATGTTGAAGGAACTGGATGGGTGGATTTTAACTAATGAACAGTAAACAATATTTTGATATGTTAAATAACGGTACTTATATTACAAATGTTAATCAGGGTGTCGTACAAACTAATGATTATTTTGGAACAAAAACAACACAGGGTATGGCATTAAACCTTGGTTCGTTGTATAATAAGAGCAGTAACTTCCATGCAGACATGACTAAGGCACAATCTAACTATATGTCACCAAACAAGGTAAACACGTAATGGCATACTTTATTAATAGACAAGCCCCAATGAGTGGCATCTCAGGACTTCTTGCACTAAAGGGTAGGCAAGGAGATTCTGAACTTGTACATATGTCTAAGCCAGAGATTAATATGTTAAAGTCTATGGGGCAGTTGACTGTTAATCCACGTACCGGATTGCCTGAAGCTTTTAATCTTGAAGAAATATTCCGGGGTATCTCAGGTCTTATGCAGCAACCTACCATTACCTCTGGTAAAGAAGCTATGCAGGAGTTAATGAACTTTGGACGTAATAAGATTGCTGACTACAATGCAGGGCCTGAAGAAATAGAAATGCCTATAGAACAGCCTACAATGCCCATACAGCCGCCTCAACAGGAAATGGCTATCCAACCACCTATGCCCCCTCAACAGCCGCCTATGGACGACATGAGTGGATTACCAGCGATGTTAGCTGCAGGTAAGACAGTTGGTGGACCAGTTGCAGAGATAGGAAGAACAGGACCTGATGGTGCGTTTGAAGGTATGATTGATGTAGATAATAATGGTGGTAATGGAATGTCAGATGATATTCCTTTTAAAGTACAGGGTGACCCTGTAATTAAGAATGCACTTCTTAGTAGAGATGAGTATGTAATTCCTGCAGATGTAGTATCTAATTTAGGTAATGGCTCATCTGATTCAGGTGCGGAAAAACTAGATAAATTTTTAAACGATGTTCGTAAAGATTCAACTGGTACAACTAAACAGATAAAACAAATTAATGGCGATAAGAAACTTGAGGAGTTAAGGTAAGATGGCGGTTACACCTACATATACAGTACCAGAGGATTATAAGTCTGGACTTAAAGATGTTCTTGCGGAAGCAAAAAATATTTATGAAACACAGAAAGGTTTGGGTTATCAGACCTATGGTGGTCCACGTATTGCAGGATTTAGTCCTGATGAACAGGCAGCTATGCAAGGCATTGCAGGTCTTGTTGGTATGGGTCAACAATATTTTAATCCTGCCGCTGCTCTTACTTTAGGACAAACACAACGCTTTGACCCTGCTACGGCTGCTCAGTATATGTCGCCATATCAGCAAGCAGTTGTAGATGTAGAAAAGCGTGAAGCAGTACGTCAAGCACAAGTACCTATGCAGCAGATTCGCCAACAAGCTGCAGGTGCGGGTGGATATGGTGGCTCTCGTCAGGCCATTCTTGAGGCAGAATCACAACGAAATCTTCAAGGCCGTTTAGGTGATATTCAAACTAGAGGTTCACAGGCTGCATATGAAACAGGGCTACGTTCTTTTGAGGCACAAAAGGAACGTGAACGTGCGGCAGCTTCTGGGCTATCTGCCCTTGGTCAAGTCGCTCCTCGTCAGGCTCTTACAGAACTTACTGCATTGTCTGGTATTGGTGAAGCACAACGTGGCATGACGCAAGCAGGGCTGGACATTGCATATCAGGAAGCCGAAGCACAAAAGCAATTCCCTTATCAGGCTCTTGGTCAATATCAATCTACTCTTTATGGGTATCCTTATCAAGCTTATGGACAGTTCCAACCTACTGCTCAACCTTCTTCGGCACAAAACCTTGCAGGTATCTTAGGTGCTGCTGGTAAGATTGGTAGTAGCTTTGGTTTCTTTAACTCAGGTGGGCGTGTGGCCTATCAGTCTGGTGGTGGCTTGTCTGGTATGGTACAGAAGCTGGCTGCAGGCATGGGTGTAGGCAGTAAAGATACATCTCCATTGGCTCAAGCTGAAGAACAAGAATCAGCACTTGATAAAGTTCTTAAAGCTTTAACTCAACAACAAGAAGCTTTAACATCTTATGGAACATCTGCCGATGAAGCAATGGCAGAACAACAAAAGCTCTTTGAGGATAGGCAAAAAGAATTAGAAAAATCTTCTTCTCCTGTAAATTATATTAGTGATTTACTTATTGGATATGCTGCCGCTGACCCTGAAGCTGGGCTTGGCGCACAACTAGGTGGTGCTGCTACATATGCAGAAGAACAAAAGAAAACGGCAAGAGATGAAATTACAAAAATACAACAAGAAGTAGCAGCGGGAAAGATTAGTCAGGCAGAAGCAAAAGTTAAACTTGCTAAACTTGGATTTGAATCTGCTGAATCCATGTATGATTATACAGTACCTACAATGGAATATCCTAGCTATACACAAATGTCAACTATGATAAAAGATATTTTAGGAAATACGTTTGTTAATTTACCTACAAATGAAGGGCTTGTTCCAAGATTAATAGAAGAATCTAAAGATGAAGCAGACGAAATTGTTTCAGAAAATCCTTCTTTATATAAAACAAAAAGTAGTAAAAAGAAATTAGTAGAAGAAATTCTTAGAAGGAAAGCAGAAGAAGCAAAAAATCCAGAAAAAGTAAATGAAGTAGAAAATAAAAACACAGTTCCAAACAGTGTTGAGGGTAGTGTAGATAAAAATATAGATGATATGGTACTTCCTCCTAAACCAGTAGGATAATAATAATAATGCCTTTAGATTTTCGTTCTGCAACTTTTCAAAAAACTTATAATACTTTGGAAGAAATTTCAAAGCAGGGTAATCTTACGCCTGATGTTACTGCTGAAATTATTAGGAAGGAAGGAATAAGACCGGAAGAGTTTAGGGAGGCAAATAAAAAATTTAAAGCTTTTAAAAACCAACCTAATGTAAAAGCTTTAATAGAACGTGGTATAGACCCAACAGAACCTACATTATTAGATTCTATTTTTTTAGCACCTACTCGTTTGGTATCTAATATTCTTTTAGGAACAGCAGAATTTGTTGGTACTGTTGCAGATGCAGGTGCGGAAGCTGCTTTATCAGATGAAAATTATTCTAAATTAAAACAAACAATTGATAATGTTATTCCTGAAAAACTTTCTGAAACATATAACGCGGTACGTGACCCTTATCATGGCGATGGCGCAATTGCCACAGCAATAGAACTTGGTGCGGATATTGGGTCTTTGATTTGGACAGCTAATAAAACGCAACAGCTAGGACAAATTGGACTTAAACTTAGTAAATTGGAGCCACGTGTTGTACAACAATTAAATAAACTTGGACGTAAAAGCAAGCTTGCTGTAAAGGGAGGTGCGCTTGGGGTGTCTACTGCTGTTGGGACAACAGTTATTAGTGACCCTAGACAAAACCCTGTTGAATACTTATATGCAGCAATTACACAAGATGAAGAAGCTTTAAAAAAATTAGATGAGTTTGCATTAAACCCTGATAGCCCTGAGTTGTCGGATTATTTTAATGCTTTAATTCAAAACATGGCACTTGAAGGTTTAATTGGTGCAGGTTTGCTGGCATCTGCTCCTGTAATTGGAAAAGTTTTAGCATCTAAACATCTTAATAAAATTAGAAGCGGTGTTAAAACAACTGCAACTAAACTTAATAGTATTACTGAGCCGCTAAGAAAAAGTAAATTTGGTAAAAAAACTGCAATGTATATGACATCACGCAGAGGAACAGATGATGTAACTTTAGCAAGAGCAATTGCTAGAGATAATGCTGTTGAATCTGCACATAAACTTGCTACTGGATATGCAGATGAATTAACAGAACTTATAAAAAGAGACTTATCTACTAAAATACAACAGAATGAAAGATATATTTCTGATATTATTAATCCTGCATTAAATGGTGATGAAGCAGCTAAAAACATATTAAGAGCAGATTCACCTGATGTTGCAAATCTTACAGAAGAAATGCGTAAAATTATAGATGCGGAACAAACAGCATTAAGTTCTTATTCTGGTACTTCTCCTGAATTAAAAGCTATTATTGACGATTCAAAAGGAGTATGGCTTACACGTTCATATGAATTTTATGAGAACCCTACCTTTAGAAAAGAACTTCAAAACCGTATTAAACAGCGTAAAGATATGATGGATGTTGATGGTAATTTAGATGTTGAAATTATTGATAACGCTGCAGAATTCATAGCTAACAAACTTCAGAAATCTAAGAATGACCCTTATGTTCAAGATGCTTTAGAAGAATTAGTAGGCACTACAGATAAAAATGTATTCTATGATATGCTTGAAGACGCGGCTAATAAAAATTTTATGAAGTATAATAATAAAGTACTATACAAAAGAAAAGATGTGCCTATAGAAATTAGAGAGTTGTTTGGAGAAATTAAAGACCCTGCTAAAAATTTTGCAAAATCTTATGTAAAGCTTGCACAAATAAATGCAGAAAATAAATTTCAAGAACAAATGGCATTAACTTTAAAGGGTAAGTTTGATGAAATGGTTCAAGAGGCTATGACAAAAGACCCAACCCTTACTAGAGATTTGGCTGAAAACCAAGTTAGAAGACAATCAAACATGGTTGATATGTCTGAACTAGGTTCAAAGGGTTTAGGCAGTATTATAGGTGGTCAAAAAATAGCAGAGAAAGCAATCAAGAGTCCATTACAAAATGTATATGCTGATGAAGCTTACGCAAAACTTTTTGAAGAGGGATTAAATCCTCGTTGGGCTGATGATGTTTTAAAATATTGGACAACAGCAAAGGGATTATCTCAAAAAGTAAAAACAGTATATAACCCTGCTACTCATGGAAAAAATGTTGCTGGTAATATGGTTATGCTAGGGGCAAATGGTATGCTTCCTATGGGAGAATCTGCGTCTAAAGCTTTAGAATCAGTTGCTGTTAGTTTGGGAAAGAAAAGTAATAAAGAACTTGGAAAAAAATTATCTGAGTATAGTAGACTAGGTCTTACAAATTCTAACTTAGGTTTAGGAGAAACAAAAGTAAACTTAAAAAGAATTGGACAAGATGTTAATGATTGGTTGGATAGAACCACAAATGATAAACGTGTTGTTGGTAAAGTAGTTAATGGTGCAAGAAGAACAGATGAATGGATAACTAATCTTTACCAAGCAGAAGATGATTTGTTTAAAATTACACACTTTGAAAAAACTTTAAATTATTTAAAAGAAGCTTATCCAGATATTAATGAAGAAGCTTTAAAAGAAATGGCAGCACAAAGAACAAGAGATTTAATGCCTAACTATAATCTTGTTCCTACTGCTATTAAACTTTTAAGATATGCACCAACAGGTGACTTTGTGTCTTTCCCTGCAGAAATGACACGAATTAGTAAAAACTTAGCCAAGTATACTATGCAAGATTTGGTATCTGGAAATGCACGTATGGCAGAAGAAGGTGCAAAGCGTTTAGCAGGTATGACTATTATAGGTGCTGGTCCATCAATAGTTATGGATACAAGTATGATGGTTCATAATATTGATGCTGATGAAGCAGATAATATAGAAATGGCAGGACCTGTGTATGAAGTAGGTTCTGACAAATTATTTATGAGTGGTATTAACGAAGACGCTAATGGTCATAAAGGTGTAGATTATTTTAACATAGGTGCGTGGGACCCATTTAATTTTATAAAAGCTTTTGGAAATAATACACATGATTTAATTCTTATGGGTACTGGAATGGACCCACAAAAAACAAACTATGAATTTAATAAAACTGCGGCTGCTCTTATGGACCAAACAATAGGACCATTTCTTGGTGCGTCTATGCTTACTGAAGCATTGTTTGATTTATCAAACGGTAAAGATTATAGCAATGAACCTACTACAAAAGGACAACTTCAAGAAGTATCAAAGCAAATTTTTGATATTGTTGACCCCGGATTTTATAAATGGTGGGAAAATAGAAAAAACTATGAGCAAAGTGGGATGACTGATTATAGGTCTACAATTGACCCTTCTTCTGTAGATGTAGATGCAATACTAGGACTAAAAAAACAAAGAGCAGACTTAACTGCAAGTATGTATTATAATTTTGGACGTGAGTTTAAAAAAATAAGACAGTCAAAATATCAAGTTGATGAACAATTAAAATCACCCAATACATCAAGAGAAGAAATCTTTGATAATTTTAAAGATACTCAAAGAATTAGGTTGAATGCTTTTAGAAATATAAAAGATATGATACAATTATATAAGGGAATGGGTTTTGATTTAGAAGATATTGCTAATGGTATATCTATGAATGGTGAAAAATCTGATATTAGTAGTCAAGATTTAGAAGCTTTAAATGCTGCAAGTAAAAATATGTTTGTTCCTTATATGCCTAAAGAAACTAGAGAATCATATGCTAATAAGGAAATTGTTCCTTGGAATGAAATGTATCAAGGTTACCAAACACTATATGGAAAAGGACTAGACTAATGGCTAAGAAAAAAACAAAGGATACCAAAGGATTAGCAGGGGTTATTGAGTATGGTAAGTCTGCTGCATCTGGTAAAGACATACGGTTAAACAAAAAAGTTAAACCTGCTAATCAAGGTGGAGGTCCTAACTATCTTGGTGAAGTAGAAACAGTTACCGTTCCTAAACAATGGTTGTCTTCTCCTGACCACGTGGTTGCTGAACTTGCATACATTACACCCGCTGAACAAAAGATACTTCTTGAAGCCAACCTTTATGGTTCTTTAGATGGTGTACCTAACCGTGGACCCGGTGGTTTAATGTCCTTACAGGGAGACATGAGTGGTGGAAGCTATAGCGGTGGTGGTAGTGAAGGTGAATCAGAAGCTCGTGATGCTGCTAGTTCTTCTAGTAGTAGTAAAAATGACAGCGGTATTGATGCTGACACTGGTATTGATGCTGAGACAAGTGATGATTATACACCCGGTGTAGATGTAAGTGATACCTATAAAGCTGGTGTAGGTACAGGCTTTGGTAGCTGGAAAGGTTATAATGATATTAAAGGCGGTGGACAAAGTAGTGATAGGGGTCCTGTTTCATATGGACCTAAAAGTGCTGCCCCTCGTGACCAAAGATTGTTTGGTGGTGAAAGAGGACAGGCAGGTTATACCCAAGCACAGATGCAAGAACTTGAAGCACGTGATAGTTTTCTTTCAAGAGCAATACAAGACAGGTTAAAAGAAGGTGTATATGATATTATTACTGATAATAAAGGTAATATTGTAGGTGTAACTTCCCCTGCCAAAGGTCTTCCGGGTTCTCTTGCAAGAGGTCTTGGGTCTATTATTGATAAAGTTATGGGTACAGGTGGACAACGCCTTGGTGATAAAGCTTATCAACCTAGTGACCTTTTTGATGCAGTTTATACAGGTCGTAATGAATATAATCCATTTGATACAGGCGGTGGACGCGATGATGGTGATGGTGGACAAGAAAAGAAAGTTGTTGTTACGGTTACAGATGCTGCAGTGTCTGCAGTACCTACATCAGACCCTTCTTATTATGGTCAGGGTGTAGGCACAGCTACAACTAATTTGTATGACCCTACAAAGATTGACCCTTATCTAGCGTCACTTTATGGTATTACACCTAGTCCTATTGGTGCTACATATGATGCAGCAACTTCTTCTTACTCAATGCCGGGTTCTAAAAAGAATGCTAAATCAAGAACACGTTTACGTGGACTAGATATCTTTAAACCAGTAAGTACAGTTTCGTAATGGCTGCAGAAAAAATATTAGAATGGAAATTACTGCCACGATTTATGATGTTGATTATGACATTAATGAGTTGGCGTGTGGTAGAATGGTTTATGTCTTTGCCTGACCCAAGCGCAGCGCAAGCAGGTCTTGTGTCTGTAGTAACTGGTGCAATGACAGGAGCCTTTGCTGTGTGGATGAACCATGAAGGTAAAAATCCCGGTACATCTAACCACAGAATTACAGAATCAAGGACCACAAAATGAAGTACAACCGTTCAAACTTTCTTGATAAGCTAATAGACCATGAAGGTATGGTCTTAACTGTTTATAAAGATAGTCTTGGTATTGATACCATTGGTATTGGAAGGAACCTAAAGGACCGTGGTATCAGTCGTGAGGAGCTAGACTACCTTGACATTCCTAGTATGGAGGTGGTCTATGAGCATGGAATATCTGAAGCGGATGCAAGGTATCTAGCCCTCAATGACATTGCCATTGTAGAAAATGAACTATGTCGTGTACATACTTGTGTAGAAAACTTAGATAGTGTTAGACAATTAGTATTAATGGATATGGCATTTAATATGGGTGTACCTAGACTGTGTAAGTTTAAACTTATGTGGAATGCTATACACGAACAAAATTGGGAAGCCGCGTCAAGAGAGATGCTAGATTCTAAGTGGGCTAGGCAGGTAGGACGCAGAGCCAAGATTTTGTCAGACGCTATGGCGAGTGGAGAGTTTTAATGTTGCCTTATAATGAGGAAGAGTGGGAGTGGTTAAATGGGTACGCCTAGTTCAATGACACGTACAGGAAAGCATGAGCCTTGGGAACTACAGGTTTCTAGGGAACAGATTGCTTTTCATAAATCGGTATATAAGTTTGGATATAATCCAGATATTAATGGAACAGAAGAAACCCTTTGGTCACAAGGTGGTATATATTCTTACCCTACTACTGCGGCTCAGTTGTATGTAAGTTCTAGTAGTGGTGATGATGCGAATGGTGGGACAGGAGCTAACTCTATAAAAATTGTTGGTCTTGATGCAGATTATAATGAAGTAGAAGAAGACATTACACTTACTGGTCAGACGCAAAAAATTACTCAAACATCTTGGTTAAGAGTTTATCGTATTTATATTACTCTTGCTGGTTCAGGTGGAGGTGCTGCAGGAACTATTTATCTTGCGAACACCGGAGCAAGTGCTGGTGTTCCTACAGGTATTGTTTATGCTTCTATTCCTTTAGGTGCAGGTCAAACAGAAATGTCTGTTTATACAGTACCTGCTGGGTATACTTTATATCTTGATGACATTAACTTTACTTCTGCAGTTTCACAGGCAAACTCTTATGTTGAAGTTAGATTTTTACAAAGAAATTTTGGAACAAATGTTTTCCGTGAACAACTTAAAATTGTATTACAGTCTAATACTTTTATTGATAAGTTTTCATATCCACTACAAATACCAGAAAAAACTGATATTGAATCTCGTGCCATTAGTGTGGGAAGCACTAATAACTTTGTGTCTTCATCATGGCAGGGTATCTTAATTAAAAATGAAATACCTACTTACTAATGTTTGGACAAGTATTACAAATAACAGGAGAAGCCTATGTTAAACCTTCTAATAGGACCTATTGCAGAATTAGCAGGTACTTGGTTAAAAGGTTCTGTAGAAACATCAAAGGCCAAGACGGACGCAAAGGTAGCCCACGCCAAAGCTGAAGCCATTGTCATGCAGAAGAAGGCCACAGGTGAAATAGACTGGGACCTTAAAATGGCAGATGCTTCTGCGTCCAGTTGGAAAGATGAATGGCTTACATTAATTTTCTCAGCACCATTGATACTTAGTTTTTGTGGTGACTGGGGTAGAACAATTGTATCTGATGGCTTTGCTGCATTATCTACCATGCCTGATTGGTATCAGTATACACTAGGTGTCATTGTCGCTGCCAGCTTCGGTGTCCGTAGTGCTAGTAAGTTCTTCGGTAAGAAGTAAAGTCTCATCGTCCTCTTCTTCCTCACCCTCAAACTGTTCAGGAAACGCTTCGGCAAGAAGCTGGAACACCTTTTCAAAACCTAGTATCTGCATGGTTCCCACAATCTCTGCTTCAAGAGATTCAGGTGTGGCATCATTGTCTTCTGTATTATTACCACGTACACGAGACAATAACTCTAGGGCTTTGAGGGCTACCGCCCCATGACCAGCATTCCTTGCTTGCTCATATTGCTTTTCAATTTCAGAAATAACATCTACATCTGTGCTAATTTCATTGGTTAGTTCTTCAATACGCTCCTGTATCTTGTCGTCTTGAAGAAGTCTATACCCTTGGTTGTGTGCAGATGCCTCACTATACCCTGCCGCAATAGCTGCTCTTGTAGCATTACGATGCAGGATATAAGCTTGGCAGAACTTCTCTTGCTTTTCTTTAAGCTGCGATGTCATTCAATAATTCCGTATAGTATTTTTCTTGTCCACGTTTAGACTGTTCCCACACGGCTGCAGCTAGAGTACCTTCACCGTGGAAAGTAATACCCATATCCATCTGGTCATTATCAAATAACTTTTCACAGTCCTGTGCCATTGCAAGTAATTCACCTGTAGTCCAGAACTTTTGTCCTCCAGTTTCTACCTGCATATACTTAGGCTTAGACTTCTCAGTATCAGTTGTTTCCTTTTTCATTTCTTCTGTTATTTCTCCAACAGAACAATCAAATCCAAACAGTTCAAAGTTTCTGAACCCTAGTGTATGTGCAATGGCAATGGTACGCATAGCTGCACAAGTACCGCCAGTAATTAGAGTAGAACCTTCTTCAATACCTGTAGCCTTGTCCACCACAATCTTATCCATAACAGACATATCACGTAGAGCATCTGAATAAGCTTGCCAACCTTTAACATTAGCACCTTGTTCAAGTAGGTATTCAGTAACAGATGGGTCAGTCATAGAAGCAACAAGCATAATAGTCTTATCGTCAACTGTCTTAAACAAATCCTTACGTACTACACCATGTGTACTTGTACCTGTAATAGGACGAGGGTCTAAGACGACACAGGCAAAAGGTTGAATACCATTTTCAAGTAACATTGGATAGCTATGTTTAACACAGAATACTTTAGCTTTAGTTTTCTTAATACGTTTCTTTAACTCTACAAAGTCAGTACTGTGTCCACCAGAAACAATGATTGCTGTTTCATTATTAATTTTACTTGTTTTAATCCAATCAAAATCTTTAATAAGTTTTTTATTGGCTAAGACATTATCAATAATTTCTTCTTTAGGTCGTGAGTCTTTTGGTGTAACCACAATAGGTACACGTGTAAGTTCTTCAGGTATCTTAGGTAGTCCTTCTTTCATCGCAATAAAACATAGATGAGTAATACCACCTTCGGTAACACCATCACTACTAGGAAGAACTACTTTTCCATAAGCTGTAATTTCTTTTACAAGACGGTTGACGCTATCATTTTTTGGAATACGTTTTTTACTATCTTTAGAAAAGTAATTATTAAAAACAATAACAGGTGTGTGTTTTAAGTTTTCAAAATCAGACTTAGATGTTTCATAAGAATTACCACCATCAATGTATGCAAAGTCTGCACTTTTAATTTCTTTACATTGAGATAGCGTTTCTTTTGTATCACCTTTGTATAATTTAAATGAAAACTTTTTACCTTCTTGTTTCATTTTATCAGCAAACTCTTGAAGTCGTTTCTCAACAGCTTCCATAGAGTTGTGTGGTTTTGTGTTAAACTCACGTGCATCTGTTTCTTCTGTCGCATCTTCAAATAAATCAAAACCATAATACTTTACTACATTAGTATACTGGAATGCAGCAGTTGCCATTTGGATAGCACGTCCACCATTCCAAGTTCCTGTCTCAACAATGTTTGAGGGACGGTAGTGTAGGATTAATTGTAGTATTTGTTGGTATCTTTTTGGTCCATTAACATCTGGTGTTACTGTCATATTACCAACATTCTTTTTTAAATTACCTTTGAAGTGAGTAAAGTATTCAGAAAGAGGTGACTGTTCAAATGCTGCAAGTCCTTTAACATTAGGAGAAAGATTATGTACTTCCATACCATGTGCCTTGTAAATATTTAACAACCGTTCAAAGATAAAGCCATCATGCCATTCACGATAAGCAACTACTTCGCCAATAGTGTAAGCACCTCTAAGGTCAGCAAGGAGACTACAAGTATTATGAACCCCCAAGTTAAAGCCCATGAAACTTGTCTCACTGTAGTCTGTATCCTTTCTTCCTAAGTGTACTAGGTCAACCGCATCTGGTAACCATTCAGCTAGACGTTTAACATCAAGACGTTTAGTCGCTACTGTATCAGCATCAATCCAAATCATCCAATTGTTTTCAGGTGGTTCAATACCTGCGGTAATATATTTGTCATCTACATCCATCATTTCAAACGCAAGGTCTGTCATTGCATAAACTTTATGACACCACTTGATTGCATCAAGCCGCCAGTTATATGGCATCTTACCACCTTCAGTACCATCGTGTAGTTTCATACGCTCACGGTACTCAAGCATCTCTTCTATGTCATTTAGATTACGGTAGCTAATAGTATCACAAACAGGATGAGGTACATCTTCAATATTAAAATCATGGTAATACGCCACGAGTCTAAAATGCTTTGGATTCCACTTTTCCTTAACGCTTTCAAGCATATGTTTAGCATAGCTATCAAATCCTTCCTTACTAAATGATGTTACAAATGTATACATTAAATTACCTTTCCAAATTCTTTGTCTAATATCATATTGGCTTTTAATTTTTTCCACTCACCTGCATAGGTGGCATCTATATCTCTCTTTGGTTCCCACTCTGCAAACCAAGGACCACCTGTAGTAAAGTGTACGTTCTTAGCATCAATACTTTCTGAAGACCATCCATCTAACCAGTTCCAATCTTCACTAATAGAACCAATGTGTTCGTCTTCTAACCAACCAAAGCCATGTAGCCAACCGCCTGTCTTTAGGTTAGCATCATCAACTGTAAGGTTTAAGTTAGCCTTATGTGAACAGTTCCACAGTACAAGACTAGACCAATTCTTACGATTGTAATTCTGTTGTACCTGTCCATCCATCTTGATACCTGATGATGGGTTGTAGTTATGATGTACACATTGGATAGCATACTGTTCGTTCTGAGTATACTCTTCAAACAATTCTTCAATGTTAGTACGTAAGAACATATCCGAATCCATAAACAAAGCCCAACCAGAGTACTGGTTTAAAGCTGGGATAAGAAAGCGGGTAAATGTAAAGTCGGTACTGAAGGGGCGACAATCAAACTCATCAACCCTTGCAGGGCTACCTGTTTCTATGTCAAGCCTAATGGTACGGCGGTATAAACCTGCGCGTCTAAGAGATGTTTGGACTAAGGGAATGATGTCGTATTTGTGCGTGTAACGCAAAATAGACTCTCGCAAAACTTCATATGCAGAAGCTTCACGAGAGTCATATCCTATATAGATTACTGGTTTCTTTTCACTAAACATTTACTTAATACATCTCCTAAACAAAACTCAAGATAATGTATTGTAATTTATTTTTTCATAGAAGTCAAATGTTTTTTTAAATAGCTAACTGCATTTTTTAATCTGTCTATATTATCACCAAGAGAACCAATGCCAGTGTTGCAGTGGTGACATATCCATCCTCTAAATGTTTCAGTAATATGACAGTGGTCAAGCACCCATGTTTGTAGTTTGGGTTGTCCGTACTTTCCAATCTCTTGTATTGTTCTGCTACATATAGGACAACTATAATCTTTGTCTGGGTATGGTACAGTATTTTTTAATTGTCTTACAAGTTTGCTTTGATTGTTTTTACAAGTATTACAAGTTCTTTTAATTTCTCTTCTTTCTGTGTGTCTATATTCAGCAACATAAAATTGTTTTTCACTTTGCCGGATACCACATTTAATACAAACAAATCCGTCTTCCGGTTCTTGGTAATCAATAGTAAATAGTTCTAGTTGATTACTGCTCATAGCTTTCAATTTTCTTACGCAAAGAACGCATATCAAAGTAAAGTAAAGTTTGCATAGCCCATATAGCTGTTAATAATAGTATAGTATTATCCATCGTTTTCTTTCTCCTTTTCCTTTAGTTTCTGCCACTCCTCATAACTTGGATGGCTGCGGGGTGGATTGTATTGAACCCAACCATCACCCCGCTTCCACACTAACTTTGGATTAGGCCGCTGCGATGTCAACTATCTCACAGACACCTGCAGTACACGCCAACTCACGTCCACCTGATGTAGTGTCTTCCTTTTCAAAGTCCTGTAGCTTAGACCAGTCCACACTCTTAGGCATCTTACTTACCCACTCTTTATACTGAGCCTCATTGATATCCTGATAAGGTGCTTGCTGATATGTATGCTCACTGAAAGGCAGGAAGCTAATACCAGATACTTCATCAAAGTGTTTGTAGACCCAAGCACCTACGTCCATCCATTCATTTTCCTTAACTGAAATTGTTACGCTAGGCTTATGTTCGCACCAATGACGTTGGTATGTAAGCCATAGTTCTAGCTGTTCAATAGCTGTCATACCTGTACGTGTTACAGCGTTAGCAGGTGACTTCATTGGGAAGCTAAACACTGTGGTGCTATCAGGCTTCATTACGTCAGGCTCTGCAGGAATACCCTGTGATACAAGGAACTGTGTCAGTGGGTCTTTGTTATCGCCACGTACAGTACGAATGTAGTATGGGTTATGTCGTGCATGAATGCCTGATGCTGCGTCAGTAAGCTGAGACACTGTACCACTAGGCTTCACACAGGTAACCGCTGTTGATTGAGGGATGCCTAGTTGTTTAGCTACATTCTTATTAGTCATTACTGATTCAGAACGTAGGATTTCAAGGGCAGTCTCTAGCTTACCACCATTGGTAGATGTCAACGTGTTGTCCATGATGCCTGTCAAAGACACACCAAGCAAACGCTCTTCTTCTGTATTCTTCTGCCAAATCTTACGAATGTATTTAAAATTAGTAAGAGTAGCTTGGAAGGTTCCAAGAATGGTAGCAAGGCGAACCTTATTCTTCAGTGTCTCAAGTGTATCAGACTCACGCACCACCACCTCTGACAAGTTACAGAACTGGTAAGGTCGTAAGATAATCTCACTGCAAGGGTTACAACCGTAGTCATACTCCAATGGAAGTTTAGTCAGTGGGTGCTTCAATCCTGTATAAATATCGCGTCTACCATTCTTAGTTGCTTGTTTCTTAGCAGCCTCACGATTGAAGATACCACGCTCACCTGACTTGCTGTCATACAAAGACAACCACTCACGCATGAATGTACCCATCTCAGGCTTATACTTATAGGCAACAGAGTTATTAGCCAGCGCACGTTGTCCTTCGTTCTCCCACCACTTACCTGACTTAGCATGAGCCATCTGGTCATCGTTAAGATTAGACAAAGAGATGAGGGCTGAACGGCGAACACCGCCCACTACCACAACCTCACCAATCTTACACATGATATCATGGCATTCAATTGGATATAGTCTACGCCCCGCTGCACCTTTAAACTTCTCAATACAGAAGTCAAACAATTCAATAAGAGGCTGTGGTCCAGAGGCTCTACCACCAAAGGTCTTGAGCCTTGCACCTGCAGGGCGTACTTCGCTGACATCGAATTTAGGAATCTGTCCAGTGTAAAGCATAGCAATCAATTCTTTCAATGACTTAGCCCATCCGGGGCGGCTGTCACCTACCTTGATTACAGTCTCTGTATTATGGAATGATTCATTAATAAAAGGAAGACACTCAACTGCATTTCGCTCAACAGAAAATCCTACACCTGTGCCGCACATAAGGATGTACATAGTCTCATCAAATGCACGTGGGTTATCAACTGGTACATAAGAACAGTTGTATCCACCTACATGACAACGGTCAAGCGCAGGACCAGAGGTCATCAATGCTCTCATGCTTGGCATGATAGACTGGTTGAGGACTGCTTCTTCTAGTTCTGAACGTAAATCTTTTGTAAGCTTGTAGTTATGGTTGGAACTAAGATGCCCCGCCATATAATCAAAGTATCTTTGTACTGTTTCAGCCCACGTTTCACGCCGTTGCTCATCTTCTTTCCAACGTGCATACCGTGACAGGGCAATAAAATTCTGGTAATCTGTAGGTAAATGGTTGCTCATAGAAACCCCTTTCATTTTTCAAAGTGCAAGAGAATAAGTGTAGCACAAATGGGCTACAAGTACAATATTCTAATGCCCTAAAACTGCGTTAATTCTTTTTCTGACATACTCAACTTCTCCAGATTTAAGAACCTTGAATGCAAAGTCTCTCATGTATGCTGGGTCTATTCCGGCATAGTCACAGACTGTGTTGAAGTCCTCCGCTGTTACACCGACAGATGCAAAGAACCAAGCAACAGCCCTATCTCTTTCAAGCACGGCTGTATCAGGCTCCCCATCATAAGAAGGCTTTGTCGCATCCAGTAACGCTTGTAGTATTACTGTCATAAACAAAGCCTTCTCTGCTGTCTTGGGGACATTCAACTCTACATCAATTAGTACGATGTCTTCTTTTAGCATTCTTCTTAAACCATTCTAGTGGGATACCTTCTCCACCTTTGCAATATTTAAAGTTATATTTATCACACCAATCTGCGTAGGTCATCTTACCACCCTTGTATAGTTTCCTATATGGGTTATCAAAGACAAACCGAATATCCACATCAGGGTGTTGGTCACGAAGGAACAGATGTTTCTTTCTGTCTTCTAGCATGAACCTTCCCTTGACCTCAAGTATGATACCATTAGGTAGAAGGAAGTCCGGGATATAGTTCTTATCCTCACGCCACTCATACGGTATCTTATCTGGCTCATACTTGAACTCAATGTTATACTTGGTAAGAACAAAAGCAGTATTCAGTTCTGAATTAGAACGGTATTGATGCTGCTTTTGTACTCTATTTTTCGTAGGTCTACGCGGCATTACTAATCTCTGGAACATCTGGAATCTTAGCTACCTGTGTTAGGTATCGTACACCATTAGAGTATTGGAACTTACGTAATCCCATACCACCATTGGCATCCTTCCAGCATTCCTCATTGAATGGACAGAAGATGCATCCAACCGCCAGTTTTTTATTACCTGACTTACCATCAGGCTCATCTGGATAACATCGTTGCGGTGGTATCTCAGACTTTAAGAAAGACTTTACATTGTCAATCCTAGAAGAGGCACTAATCATATGAACAGATTCAACATTCATCAAGGCTAGTTCACCTGATGATTTATCAACAGCAAAGAATGCTGCACTGTCCTTGTTGTTTGCCTCTGCATAGCCAGAGATTTGTGCAATGTATCCGAATGGGTCATCAGTATGTAGTGTACCCTCTTTAAATTTCTTGAAGGCATATGGTGAAGCTGATTTAATATCAGTAAGTACACCATCAATCATACAATCCTGATGCCCTTTCACACCGTTGATTTCTACCTCACCTTGTTCACCTGTCACCTTGTGACCAGACAACTCAGTAAGCAGTACAAGCAAAGCCTCTAGGATATCTCCAAACATAAACTTTAGTTTAGTCTGTCCATCAATTGGACGCGGCTCTGTTATTCCACGGTATGTATACCACAGTTGGCGGTCAGGTTTCCCAATCTGAGACATTCGTAACCCACCACCTGCTTCACGCTGATGTGTACCTTCTTTCAACTGTCTTGTCATAGCAGCCCAGATACTCTTAGAAAACTTTTCCATACTGTCACGGTTATCCATAGTGCCAGTATCTACACCTTCCTCAAGCATCTTATATATGTCTGCAATTAGTGTATTTATTTTAGCCATTATGTTACTCCTTTCTAAGGACTGTATGTACTATCAATTAGTTTTTCTAAGTACCACTTAGCTTTCTGTAAATCTTCTACGCCATTCTTATAACGATAACGCCAAAGATATTTCATTACATTTCCTTGTAAGTAAAACTCAAAGTTCTCAGCACCAAGTGCTGCTTCTATTGCGTCAATACATTCTACACCTGCTTGATTGTAATGAGGTGGGTGGTCTACCATATCTTCCATTACATTTCTCCTTTCAACTAAGCATATCTCCAAACCCAATCGTCAACTGTTCTGCCTACAGGTATCATACCAAGTTCTGTTAGATAAGTAAATATGTCTTCTTGTTTATATCCAAATCTTTCACAAGTATTCTTAACCTCTATGTTAATTGTTGGACGATTTTCTTTTATTGTTTCAGCTGCTCCTTTTAAAAACTGTAATTCAAAACCTTCTACATCAATCTTAATGTAGTCAATATCTTTATATCCGAATGAGTCTAGTGTACGAATTTCTGCTTCATAGTCTCCATCCTCTGTGATAGAAGATGTACCACTGTTGCCATCCTTTGCGTAAGATAGACAAACATTCCCATCGTAATCTCCAAGAGCATAAGGAAGTATCTCAACAATATCTGTATCAACATTTCTTTCTAAGCATTCACGATGTACAGGTACAGGTTCAAAGGCATACACCTTTTCAAAGAACTCCTGTAAATCTACAGCCCAAGTTCCTACGTGTGCGCCGACATCAATAGCAGTATTGAATTTATCACAATGTGATAAGCTTTCCCTGCGGTGATGTACCTGATAATTTTCCCCATTAAAATGATTATCATCTTCAGGGAACCAAAACTTTCCACGCTTAATCATAAGAACAAATCCTTTCTGTAAGAAGTACTGGCGTACCCAACCCTACACTAGCCAGTCCACAGCCATATATCTTTTATGCTGCACCCTTTTGAAGTTAATTCCCTATGAGGCTACTGAAGTGCCGAAGGGGATGTCGTCAGAGAACGCATCTTCAGCAGCATTAAACCCACTAGGAACAACGTCAAAGTCTTCAGAGTCACCGTAAGGAATCAGGTTCACAACCTGTACTGCTTGTAGGTCAGCACCAATGCCTGACTTACCTGCATACTCCCACTCATATGTCTTGAACAAGACGTTCACATCTGAGCCGTTACCAACAAGGGTCTTACCCATGTCACGCTTCTGAGAATCTTTTAGTGCAGGTGCAGTGTTCTCTGAACCATCACGGCGGTTTACCTTACGTTTTAGTGATACGAAATCACCACGCTCATCACCTTTGTTCTTAATGTTAAGACCAAGGTTCTGTGCTTTAGCAAGTTCCTGACCAGTGAGTGCAACATCAATTGACCATACTGGTTCAAAGGTTGTGTTAGGTGTTGCGATTGCTGCCCAAAAAGATTTTCCTGAAAGTACTGGCATATTAATTCTCCTTTTTACTGTGATGCGGTCATCGCCGCTTTCGTTAATGTGAGTGTATTGTGACAGAACTAAGCAGCCCTGTCAACATCTTTTTTTGTATGCTTTTATTACATCAGATGAAAAAAGTTTCTGTAAGTTTAGAAGATACATCTTAGATGCATTGTGGTCACCACCTGAGACAGACCTTTTGTAGTCTAGGTTGTCTATGATTCGGCGTAGACTGTCTGTATCAAAGACAAGAGTAGCAAAGATGTCATCACCTATACATAGGTTATGGAACCAGTAGTCTGCTTCCGTTGCAGCAATGCCACTAGGTTTACCATACGATTCGTATTCAATCGCTATGTTACCTGTGTTCTGCCAGACATCACGCTCAGATTTTACTTCAATCTTTTTTCCTTGAAGCATATCTGCTACGGCTTGCTCACGCACTTTACCGTACTCTAAATCTAAATCAAACTTCTTACGATTTTCTTTTGATGGTTCTAAATTATTCATGTTGTCTCCTTTCTAGTGTGTTTCAGACCAGTTGTTACCTATCTTATATTCACTGTCAAGTGGACACTGAACATTTAGTTCTTTCTCTACACGTTTCATAGCTGCCTGAGTTAACTTACCAAACTCTTCTGCTTGGTCATAGCGTACCTCAAACTGATATTCATCGTGGATGCTGGCGACAAGACGATAGTCAAAGCCCTGTCGCGCAGCCAATGTTATTTGACGCAGCCATTCTTTACAAATGATAGCCCCTGCACCCTGCAATAGAAGGTTAGCTGAAGCGTGTTGCTGTCGTACCTTTAGTAGTCTACCATCAAGGCCGCGAACATAACCACTACTAGCTGCTCTGTCAATCTTATCACGCAAAGATTTCAAGGCAGGTAGGTTAGCCATGAACTTATCCATGATGGTCTTACCTTCTCTGGCACCACCGCCTACGATGGAACCAATCTTAGCTGGACCCGCACCATAAATTAATGCGTAGATGAATGTCTTGGCATCATCTCTAGTAGGTAGTCCAGCCGCCTTTTGATTTGCAGTATGGATGTCTCCACTCACAACCTCTTTAGTAAAGTTGTCATCACACATATAGTGTGCAAGACATCGTAACTCCAAGGAAGAGGCATCGCAGCCTAGTAATACATAGTTATCATTACTAGGTATCCACACAGCACGACACTCCTTACCATAAGGTGAGTACACCGCTGGTACTTGTGCCATGTTGGGTGAGTTGTGAGCCATGCGTCCGCTGATAGCCTTCAAGGTAATAACTCTACCATGAACTTTACCATCGTCCTTCACAACATTCAGCCAAGACTGAACCTGCGACACCCTCTTCTGTAACAGCAAATAGTGTGCAATTTTCTTTGCCTCTGGGATATCTACATCCTTCAACGCACCTTCATCTACGATGGGGTGTCCTGTAGGTGTAAAGTTATTCGGCTTCCAACCTTTCTCCATTAGGCGTTTACCTATCTGCTGTCGTGATGCAGGGTTGAACACTTCTACATTGTCCTTTAAACGCTTACCAGTCTTCTCTGAGTAGCGTTGAGTAACAATAGGTGGGAATATACCCTGCATTTCTCTTTCAATGGCTACTGCCTCTTGTGTGAGCCGTGCAACTAAGCACGAAGCCTCAACAACATTAAGCTTGAAACCATTGTGTTCCTGTCTGTCAACGATGGCTCTTACCTGATGCTCTAATTCAATACTCTTCTTAGAATATTTCTTTAGCATAGGTAGTAGATGTTGGTACAGTTTAACTGTAAGTTCTACATCGTTGATACAATAAGTTAGCATCTCTTCATTGAAAGAAGAGAAGTCTTTGTATTCAATCTTGGGAAAGCCAAGACGCTCACCCCATGCTGCGAGTGAGTGTCCACCTTCCAATGATGGGTCAAGAAGCTGAGACAGGATAAGCGTGTCTCTCACCTTTCTAAGTGGGATGTTGCTTCCTGTTAGCTTATTCAATACTGGTGCATCAAAGGACACGCCGTTGTGCATGACAAAGATATCTACATTGTCAGACCAAGCGGCGAAGTCCTTGATGTTATCACCGTACCACTTCTTGACATCACCAGATGCTAAGTCTTGAGCCACGATACAGTGTATCACTGTGGCATCAATCGCATCTGTCTCAATGTCTAGTGCTACTTTCAAAGGAAATCCTCCATCTCTGTTGCGTCATCCTTAACCTCAAAGGGGTTGTCAATTTCCGACATCCTACCAGATTTCTTATCGTATAGCAAGTAGGTTGCTACACCTGTCTCACCTGCATAACGATTCTTCAAGACACGAACCGTAGTTGTGTTAGCCTGTGTCTCATCCTTGGCTTGCTGGTCACGCTCTAGTGCAATGACTGCATCACTAATCTGTGCAATGCTATGTGAGCCACGTAGATGGTTAAGAGAAATCTCTTTACCCTCTTCCTGCCCCCTGTCACCTGATGCTCTACGCAAGTGAGAGACAAGTAACATTGCACATTGCGTTTCCTCTACCAGACTACGAAGCTTAGTCATAAGCTGGTCAATGTTACGCCGTTCATCTGCACCTTCTAAGCCTGATACAAGGATGGATAGGTGGTCAATCAGAATGAACTTACAATCAAGAGCCTTGACCATGTAACGTACACGGCTGAGTATCTCATCAGTAGTCATTGAACCGAAGTGGTCAAAGGCAAAGAACCTGCGAGTACCAATGGTCTTATCCTCAAGAGCTTTGAGTTGTTCCATTGTGTAGTTCTTTCGTATCTCATCAATGTAGATACGGTCATTAGCCTCAACAGACATCAGGTGAAAGGCAGTCTGTGTAATGTTTTCCTCTAGGGAAAATACACCTACGTTGTGTGTAGTCTGTGTCAGTAGATGGTGCATAAGTTCCCGCATCAGACTTGACTTACCTGCACCAGTACCCGCTGTCAGCGTAACAAGTTCACCAGTACGCATTCCGAAAAGCTTATCGTTCAATCCCTGATAGGGATAGAGTACTGTTTCCCTGTTGTTCTCTGCATACATTCGGTCAGTGATGTCGGCAAGATTGAAGATACCGGCAGGTGTATACTGCTTTGCATTCCACCATGCACGATTGAACTCTTCACGCTTGTTGTGCTTTAGGTATTCGTTGGCATCCTTGTACTCCATGTCCATAATCTTACAGCGATTAGGTTCAAAGAGTTGAGCCACTGCATTAGCAGCTTTCTTACCATGCTCATCGTTGTCAAAGCATAGGACGATTGTCTCAAACTTATTGAGGTAATCATACTGAGCCTTCACATCTTTCAAGGCAGACTGTGCGCCATTCTTGATTGACACGACAGGCCACTTGGAACCCATCAGTTCGTATGCAGACATGGCATCTACCTCACCCTCACATAGGGTAATGAACTTACCTACTTGCTGGAAATGTTTCTGACCAAACAGAGTTGCTTGCGGTAGTATGCCTTCTGCATTGAAGCCCTTGGTCTGTACCTGTCTGACCTTGTTGGCAACGTGTGCGCCTTCTGCATCATGGTATGGGTAGATGT